TGTCGGCTCTACTACGGTTAAAGTAGTTTCATAAGGGTCTGCGTTTGTTCCTTCAAAGACGATAGAAGAAGGAGCAGTTGGTGTTCCAGTAAATACTGGGTCAGAGATTGTTGGGGCTGTAAGAATCTTATTGGTTAGGGTTTGTGACTTAAGTGTACCTACTACGTCACCTTCGCCTGAACCAATGCCGTGCATTGTGTGTCCAGTACCAGAGCCGTCGTTGTAATATGCCGAGGCTTCTGCGTGGAGGTTAGCGTCGCGTAGGTCGCGACCGATAGCCATATGTCTTACGACAGCACCTGCTGAGTGAGCCTGAGCAGTAGAACCATCAATAGCGCGAGTAATTGTAAATGTGTTAGTAGATACCGCAGTGGCATCTACAATTTCTTCAAGCGCCGTATCTGGGTCGATAACAAGAGTAAAGGTTCTGCCCGACGGAATTGTCACGCCACCTAGTAGAGTGGTGCCAGAGACAACAACAAGTGACGTAGCGCCTGCGGTAATGGCGCTTGTCAGCGTTGACTGCTGAGAGCGAGAGGAGTATTGGCGAGTTGTCATTCAGGTTCCTATCGGTTGAAGCGAATGCGGGGAGGGTACTGACCTTGGAAGGCAGAAATTTCTTCTCTGAGTCTTTGTTGATACAAAGCAAAGAGTTGTCTTGCTGCAGTATTGGCTGAACCGAATGGACGCTTAGCGTCAATCTCATCAGCCTGTGGGCTAATCTGAGAAGCACGAGCAGGGTCAAGATATGTAAGTAGTCTGTATGCGGAACCAAGAATAATTACATCTCTTGCTGATTCAGGAAATCCTGTCTGGGTTGTAAAAATTTGGCTGTTAGATGTAAAGGCTGAGGCTTGCGTCACATACATAATCTTAACAGTACGACCAGGGGTAATGTAATCATAGATGGTGATTGTCTGGCTTCCTTCGCCCCAGGTAGCAGTCTCTGCTAGCGGGTCAAAGTCATAGCGGTTGACTCGAATCCATTCCTGAGATGGACCAGTATCCTGCCACATTACAGTCAAGATAGATTCAATATTGAGTGGGTTACCGCTAGAGTCTTTGAGTTCGTAGGTATTCTGAGCGGCATTAAAAGTAAATGTGGTCTGCTTCACAACCATTAACTGTGTGGCTACAGCACGGATAGTGTCGTTAATAGCCTTTTTGACTGAGTAGCGAGGGAAGATAGGAGAGATGCTTACCTTGGTATCTACCGCTGCTGTAGAGGCTGTGGTGCCGAGATATCCGCGACCGTAGGGCGCGATAGTGGCTGTGTTAGCAACGCGGTCAAATGAGTCAATCCACATCAACTCTTCGCCTACCTCAATGATGCCCTTACCTACTGAATCAGTAGAACCTAGGCTAAGGATGGTAGGAGAAGAACTAGGAGAAGTTAATGTGGTAACTGCTGCGGTAAGATATGTGGAGCGGTCCTGCTGATAGGTATAACCCGAGAGGTTGATTAGAACCTCATCAATCATTTCGGTAAAGGTTGTCACAGGTTAATACTCCTTAAGGCATCAGTCGGTGAAAGGTCTGTTGTTCCTGCAAGTTCATTGCATACAGCACCCAAGCCTTTGTATTCGTTAGGCTGACGAGTAGGGTCTGCTTCTAGATTAAGTGCTCCAAGGAGCGCCTTGCCTGTGGTTCCAGCATATTGGTTGGCAGCGCCAACAGGTGCAAGATATGCGGTTAGCGCTGGATATGTCCCGCTATTTGCTAGACGGTTTAACTCGCTAGTGAATGAACTACCTGCTGTGCCTGTTGCCATTACTTGCCTTTCTTCTTTGCTACTGCTGCGTTATCTACAAGATTTGGGTAAGGGCGTCCCGCTGCCTTAGCCCGCTTCTTTGCAGCAGCCTTCTGTGCGGGAGTAAGTTTCTTAGAAGTTTTCTTTGGGTTCTTCTTATCCCAAAATGCTTTCTTCACCATTTCACCTTATCTGCCCAATAGGCTGCACTCATCTTGCCTTTAGCAATGTTCTTTCTATGGCGAGCCTTGAATGATTTCTGTCGGGCTGTTGGCTTCTTATCGCCAGTTACACCTTGTTGACCAAAACGAATAGTCTTGACTTGGCTGCCCTCTTTAGCCACTACGACGTGGCTCTTAGTAGGATGGTTGGGAGTACGCTTAGGCTTGTTGAAGCCAGACACTCCTGCTCGCTTTAGGCGAGAGTCACGCTTGCTTTTGCTTTCCATACTCCCCATACTTTCCTAAGACTGCCTTGATACGTCCATCTTTACGCAGTCTTACTACCATTCCATCCTTAATCTGGATTTTGTTAAAGCCTCTGTGAGGCTTGTACTTTCCAGATGACATTACTTCTTTTTCTTCTTTGACATACCTGCTGAAGATAGAGCGATAGCAATCGCTTGCTTACGGTTCTTAACTACAGGTGCCTTCTTTGGACCCTTTGGGTCTTTGCCAGAATGTAACTTGCCAGCCTTAAACTCGCGCATTACTTTGGCTACTTTCTTTTGCTTAGCAGTCTTCTTCATTATTTCCACCAAGAATATTTCTGCTTCATAATCTTGTCGAAGGTTTCACCTTGATTTCCTTGTGAGGCTAAAGGAGGTGTGTTAGAGATATTGCCAATACGGGTCTTGCCCGCCTTTGGCTTTGGCTCTTCGACCTTAACTTTTTTCTTGGACATTACTTCTTCTTGCCCATCTTCTTCATCGCAGCCTTCTTAGGTGCAACCTTCTTCTTGGACTTCATTGACATTGCCTTGCTTTCCATCTTCTCAGCCTTGGCATACATCTTCGCTGCCTTCTTGCCCTTTGCTGTGTAAGGGAACTTCTTATCTCCGACCATTGGCATTTTATGCTCCTAGTTCTTTCATTACCGCTGCTGTTTTTTTGTTTATGTGTTTTGCTGGAGGCATCTTCTCGGCGTTGTAAGGCTTACCTAATGTCTCGCTAGCCTGTACTGCTTGCTGGATTTTGTCCATTGTGGTTCCAGCAGGTTGAATGCCTTGCCTTACTGCATCTGCGTAAGCATCCAATTCTGTGTTGTGACGCTTGTTAGTCATAAACTTACGACTATCAGCATCACCTGCGTTCATCTGAACGCTTAGTCCCTTACATCCAAAGCAGCCGTCTACATACTCTGGATGGTATTCCCAGTGCTTCATAGTTGAGTAAAGTTCCCCGTAGTCACCCCAACGTTGGCATTAATCAATGCTTCGCGGGTTGCGTCGTCCACCGTGTATTCGTACCCACCGCGATACACTTGAGGATAATCAGCAAGTGATGAATCAAGTGGATAGCGAATCTGTTGATAAGTTCCAGTAGTAGGATTCAGTACGATACTGATGCCCCTAGTCAGTTTGTAAAACTGAAATAGTCGCTGAACGCCAGTAAAGCCTTCATCCACCGTCGGTGGTAAAAATGTCCATTCAGCCATAAGTCCTCCTAATGAACTCACCGCCAAGCAGAAGTTTCAAGGCTTCTGCCTGACAGTCAATCAACTAGAGAGCAGCGATTGAGGAACCAGATGTAATGCGATACAACGCTTCGTCACGATAGACTGCGAAGCCGAGTACGCCGTACCAGCCCATTGGGCGGAAGCGCATCAACTTGTCAGTTACGTTACCAATAACAACGTGTGGTTCTTCAGCGACGGCTTCTGCCATTGCTTGAGCACCGCAAACGATTGTATTGAATACGCGAGTTACTGGAGTTACAGTTACAACTGTGGTTGCAGAAACTGCACCAGTGTTTGCTGTATCTACAGTGAAGGTTGTGGTTGAGCCAGAGGTGCTGATTGCAGTAATCTTTGCACCTGAAGCGATACCAGTTCCAGCAATCTTGTCGCCAACTTCTGCGCGAGTTGCGATAACAGCAGTTGAAGCAACACCGAAGGTGAAGCCTGCTGAGGTACCTGCAACGGTTACAGCGGTTGTAGCAAGAGCGGTCTGGTCTGCACCAGTCTTAGCATTGTATAGACGTGGTGATTCAACAAAGAATGCACCTTCGTAGTCTCCGATTTCGCCAGCCCAGATGTTATCTACTGCTGGGTTTGATTGTGCGTGAACGAAGTTCCAGCCCATATTTCCAGTTTCTGCACGAAGGTCGTGTGAAACTTGTGGGTGGATACCTGTCCAGTAAAGGCTGCCACGACGTGCTTTAGCCTTGTTTGAACGCAACTTAGCAACAGACTTGCGGATATCTGCAGAGTCGATTGTGTCAGCAGCGGTTACTGAAGCAACAGCAGTTGCTGTTCCTGCGAAGATGTTGTTTGAACCAGAGCGAAGAGTTGTCATTGCAACTGTATCGATTGAGTCAGCGAGGTTGTAAGCAATGATGTTTGCAATCGCTGGGTCAACGTCTGCAAGTGAGAACAACTCGAGAGCGCGGGTTACGAGAACTGCGTTACCGTACTCAGAAAGAGTAATGGTTACGGAAGTTGGTGTTGAAAGAGCAACTGCATCTGGGTCTGTTGTTTCAGTCAGAGCGGTTGTTGCTTGTGCAAGGTCAACGTACTTCTGTAGAACTACGGTTGAGCCTGGGAATGCTTGGCGGGCTGGGCGCTTATCTGCGACTGAACGAATGAGTGGTTCAGAACGGAGCGCAAACTCTAGAAGACGGTCATATGCCTTCTGTACGAGACCAGCACCACCTACGGAACCTCCGAGAGAGGAGGCACCTGTATCTGTGTATGCGTTGGACATTGTGTTGCGTCACCTCCAAGTGACTATGAACGGTTGATTATTCTTGTGAACGCAATATGCTAAGAATCTCCTCGGCAGAGGATGCGTTGTTTAGACGTGATTCAAAGTCTTGCGCTTTATCGGGAGTAACCGCTCCCTGGGTAAGAATGTCTTGGTTGCGTAGTGCAGCAAGATTGTTCTTATCTATTTCGGGGGCATCTGCAGTCTTGATTCCGAATAGGTCAGCATTATCATCGAGCCAGGAATTTACTGCCTCTTCGTTAATGTCTTCCAAGTCTTTCATAATCAGACGTGCAGCCTTTGCGTTTACGCCCTTCTTTTCTAGGACTTGACGTACAGTCGACTCTTTCTTTTCTTTGAGGAATCCCTCAAGTTGTTCAGATAGTTCCTTGATACGCTTTTCGTCTGCTCTTTTGGCTTTACGTAGTTTCTTAACTAAGTCATTGCCATCTAGACCATCGTTGGTATCTAGTTCGTCGTCTTCGTCTTCCCAGTAGTTGTTGCTCATAGCAACTGTCCACCCTTCTATTCGTTGTTAGTCGCAAGCCTCAATGACCACGCGGGGACTGTGGGTTGGCTCTTGCTACCAGTCTGTTACGCTGGCGGGGCTGGTCGGTCCGCTCAGGATTCTCTTTTAGAAAGCGCGATTTGCTCTGCGCTGTGATGCCATTCCGAGTTCTGCTCGTCCTTGCTTAGCAGCAAAGCGGGCTTCTTCTTCGGCTGTTAGTTGTTCTAGTTGTTGTAATTCTTTTGCAGACTGAGTAATGACAGCCTTCTCTAGACCTACTTGACCGATATCTTCTGTTCTTGAGATACCAGCAAGTTTAGATGTTGTAGGTAGTGCTCTAGCAATCTGACCAAACTTAGGCAATAGAGACTGGAATGTTCCACCCATACGAGCGTATTCTTGCGCTCTCTCTTCGGTTAATCCGCCTGCCTTGGTAATTGCACCTAAGCCTTGCTGCTCTGCAGCGGCTAGAACTTCTAACTTGCCAAGTTCATCGACAAGGTCATCGACTCCCTTTTTACCTAGGAGGATTGTTCTAGCAAGTTTTGTTCTATCTACAGTTGGGAAGAATCTTCCTAATGTATCTTTGATAGCCTTAGGAGCCATATCGATACGCTGATAAGCCTTAGCAATTTTCTCGGCTATCGTGGTAACAGAGTTACCCATACCAATAAGTTCGCCAGTAAACTCTTCATTAGCAAGGTCGCCAAGATTTGCTTGATTCAACAAGTCAGCCATACCTGCTTGAGATGCTACATACTCAGCGATTGTAGGTACCTTAACTGGTTTGCCAGCCTGTCTTAAGTCTTGAAGTGCGTAGATACCCTTGAATCGGTTTGTGAATGCTGCAAGGTTAGGATTCTTACGAGCGTCAAGAAGAGCCATATTAAATGATTCTTGAATATCAGAACCGCTTCTGTAATACTTAGAAACTACATTGTAGAGTTCATCCATCCAGCCTTTAGCAGCCTCAGCCTCACCGAAGTACAAAGCCATAGTAGCCTTGAATACATCTCTGGCTAGCGTAGGACCACTTGATGTGGGTACGCCAGTGCTGCCAGTTCCTTGAGTGCTTCCAGTAAATCCTGTACCGCCAGTAAAGCCAGTTCCGCCAGTAAATGCTCCAGAGGTAGGACGTTGTCTCCATTCAAATCCACCGCCAGGTAAACTTAGTTTGTACCATTCATATCCTGGCTTAAGTCCTGTTGCTGGTGGTGTTTCAATCTTGCCAGCAGAGCCAGGTGTGGTTGAGATAAATCCGCCTAGACCAAGTTCTTCTCTTGCAGCCTGTGCCTCTTGTAGAGCCTTCTGTGCATCTACCTGTGCAGGGCTTAGACCAGTCTTAGGGTCACGAATGTAATAAGGGTCAGATGCTAATGGAGGAGTAGATGCAAGTGCTGCTGCATCACGTTGTGCACGAAGTCTTGACTTCTCATCAGCAAATACAGTGTCACCCATACTGATTGCTTCCTGAGCACTTTTCTGAGCATCTGTCTTTGGCTGTGCAGTCGGTGTTGTAGGTGTTGCAGGAGTTTTCTCAGGAGACTGACTGTATGGAACTTAGCCATTTATACTCCGAATCCCATAGCACTTGCCAAGCCAGTAGCAAGGTCTCTTGCACCTTGAATTGCCCACCCTGCTCCTTCGGAATTAGGATGGAACTTGAAATACTCATCTGCTTCAGCAAGACTCTTCATAGGAACCTTTCCTGCAGTTCCATCTGGACGAAGCAATTTGTCTAGGTCAGGGTTATCTAGGTCAATAGTATTTGGGTCAACATCCCACCACTTAGCCATACGGCTAATGTAAGGCTGTGCTAAATCTAATACAGTCAGACCAGGATTAGCCTTAAGACGTTCTGCAAATTGCGGGTAAAGGTCTGCAGCCTTAGCGTTGAACTGTGATTGAAGTCTTTCTAAAGTAGTCTCGCCCTTTGCTAATTGCAGGGCGTAGTTAGCAACTTCTTTATCAGAAAGATAACCAAGACCATTAGCCCTAAGTACTGTCTTAATACTACCAATCTTATCGATTACGCTGGTAGGTAGAGTCTTAGTATCACCAATGTTTGCCTTAGCCCATAGGTAGTTTTCAGCAAATTGCTTAGCATTGAATAGCCCTGGGCTTTCAACTATCTCAGTTGTGCCATCTGGCTTTACGATAGTTTCTTTTACCTTACCTCCAGCCTTAGCGGCTGCAGTAAGTTTGTTATAGAAATCGCTTAAATCTTTCTCGCCAAACTGTGCGAAGGCTCCTTGAGTAAAGCCAAGTTCCTGTGCTACTCCACTGAGGATTGCATCAGAGGTAACCTTGTCATAGTTGGTATAGGTGTAAGTTGCATTGGTTTGTCTAGGGGCATTTTGAAGTTGTGTCTCTAGTACATTCCAGGGGGTCTGCTTCTTGCCCTCTTTGTATGCTGCTACCGCTCCATCAACAATGCTGTTGAAAAGAGTCTTACGAGCAGCGTCGGTAGGTTGACGGTTCTGAACCGTAATGATGTACTGGGCTAGGGCAGTCTGTGCTCTCTCAGATAACTTAGAGAAACTCCTCTTGACAAAAGCCGAATCTTTCTTGACCAAGTTGCCATTCTTGTCTGGCATCCAGATGTA